ATTCTGCCAACGTTACCGACAGTGCCCATTCGATACCTCTTGGAATGACGTTACAAAACGGCACCAATCAAATGCGATTCTTTTTCGGCACTGATGGCGCCACATCGAATCTCATTCAACTGCTTATTAACTTCGGTTCATGGCCTTCAAATTTCAAGGTTGTTTCATCAAGTGCTGTAACCCTTAGTAGTGGGGTGTGGTTTCATGTGATGGCAATTATTGACATGGTTACTTTGTCGAATAGCAAAGTGTACGTCAATGGTGTAAGCCGGACCGTGTCCACGGCAACTAACGGTAGTCCATCGGCATTCATTCCAACCGTAGATAGAACGGTTGGATTATTCGCAATGGCAACGCGAACGTTTCACGGTACTCAGGACGAAACGCGATTTTCAAATGTGGCTCGTTCTAGTGATTATGCGGCAACGAATTACAACGCACAAAATGCACCTACGAGTTTCACGATAGCGGGGACACCGACACCAACGGGCGCATCATCGGCGCCGTTTCTTTTCATTGTAACTTAACTGGAGGATTTACAACGTATGTTTAACGCGGGCGGTTTAGCGATCATGTTAAAGGCGATGGGAGTTGACCCACAACAAATCATCGCTCAACTTACCGGTGCTGCGCAGTTGGCGCAAAACACCATGAATAACTTTGACCAACGTTTAAAGTTTCTAGAAAACGCTGTTCAACGAAACAATCAGTTACTTTCCGAAGTGCTGATTGAACTGAAGAAAACGGAGGTTACCAATGCCAGCAACGGGTTATCACACATCAGTGTTGCAGGGAACGGGCGGCGCCTTGAGAATAGCGGGGAACACAGAGATATATCTGAATCTACAAGCGGGCACGTTGGTTAGCGCGGACCCGCCACAACTTGATTCGGGCAACGTGACACCGTTTTGCCGTGCCGGTGTGTTATCCAATTTCACTATTAATATCGGTGGCGGGCAAGATGTTGACGGGGATTTGGTGGTTGCTGTCAACATCAACGGAACGGACACTACAATGAAGGTGACGGTTCCGGCGGGCACGGTGCATGGTGCGTTGTATCGTGATGATACTTCCATCGTTACAGTCAATGAAGGCGATTTATTTTCGCTTCATGTTAACAACCTAGTTTCTGCCAGCGTTGCGGCAAAGGTGTGTAGTTACACCATCAATTTCAACTGAGGTTTTGTATGTCCGAAATTGTATCTGTTGAAGTTCCGACACCCGCCACCGATACCGTAACCGAAACGGTTATTGCTTCCAGTGATGGAGTACACCAGCATTTAAGCACTGTCGATGCTGATGTACAAAACGTTGAACAGTGCTTAGAAGAACATGCCGAACAATCCGAGATTCGGCACGAAGAAATTTTGGAGGGTCAAGCGTGGCACGAAAAACAGTTCCAGTTGTTATCGAACCAATTGCAAGCGCAAGCGACACAAGCAACGACGTTGCAATCACTCCTAGCGTCGATACAAGCGACACTAACAGAATTGAACCTGAAATTATCAACGGGTTCGAATCATTCAACCCCATCGACGCAAGAGAATGTGACGGAACCGACAACGGAGATAGTGAACCCCGAAAGCGTCGCGGTAGAAAAACCGGTTCCACCAACAAAAGAAAAACGACGACGGGTAATCTAAGCGGGTTGGAAAAGTTGTTGTTTTCAGTTCACTCAATGGCGGGTGCGTTGATTGCACCCGAATTGGTGTTGACTCATGACGAATCGAAGATTTACGCCGATGCCGCCAACGAAGTTGCGAGTCATTACAACAACATCATCGACGCAAAAACGATGGCGTGGATTAATCTCTCAATGTGCGTAAGCGGTTTGTACGGTCCTCGTTTCTACGCTATTCATTTGCGCAAGAAATACGAGAAAGAGGAAACCCCGCGCCCAAATGTAGTGCCGATTCAACCAACCACCGCTGCACCGGTTAAACCTAACGGTGCTGCGAAACCTCAAACACCGTCGGATGTTTTCGGACTTGGGATGAACCTTCATTTCGGGGAGTAAGCGTTGAAGTCAGATATTAGGTTCCCAAATAATACGCAGCGTACCAGCATTATCGGGCGAACCGGCACCGGTAAGACCGTAATTGCCGTGTATCATTTGTCGAACTATGATTTTGACAAGTACCCATGGGTGGTATATGACTTCAAACGCGATTCTCTGCTTGCTGAAATTGGTGACATTCCGGGTGCTGAACATATTGGCACCGATTATGTACCCAACAAACCCGGTATTTATTTCGTTCATCCTATGCCGGATGACAAAGAGTTAGTCGAACAACAGATGTGGGGTATTTGGCAACGCGAGAATATGGGCGTGTATGTTGATGAGGGTTACATGGTGTGCCCGCCCGGTGCTGCACCTAACCGCGCGTTTCGTGCGTTGCTGACTCAGGGTAGGTCAAAACGAATCCCCATGATTATCTTGAGCCAAAGACCCGTTTGGCTTGACCGCTTCGTTTTTAGTGAATCCGATTTCTATCAAGTGTTGGCATTGAACCACAAAGGTGATCGTAAAACGATGATGGAATATGTGCCCGCAAATCTTGATGAACCTTTGCCACCTTATCATTCATACTATCATGACGTGAGCAAGGGTAAGACCGTTGTTATGAAACCTGTAAAAACGGACGACGAAATACTTGATGTTTTTGATATGAAGTTAGCCAAGTTGCGGAAGAAGTACAAACGAGTAATTGTGTAAGGAAAGGGTACTGTATGGCGGAAGAAACAATCATATCGTGGAATCTCGCCAACTGGATTACAGTGATACTGATGGCGGTGCTTGGATTCGCGCTTATCGGTGCTGCGATCAAGGTTGTGAATTCCCGCAAGGGGGCATAAGTGAAGGTCATTAATTGGGACCTACTAAAACACCCGATGAATTGGTTCATCGTGGTTTTGATGCTTATGATTTTCTCTCTTGCTCTGCACTTCGTTTTGTCATTGTCCTCTAACAAGGCCAATAACGCGTCGAAGTAAAACCGTAACGCTTTACTGCCCGGTAAACGGAGCTACCGGAAAAAGGGTATTTATAAAATGTCTACTTCTCCTAACGCTGATCCACGAGTTATCAACGGACAAGCACGTGCATTAGTTGCTGCTCAGTCCGTTCGAATGACTCAACAGATTTTCTCCAACACGTTCACACCTTCCAGTCAGAACGTAGTGAACATCATTCCCCGCAACGTCGGTTTGATCATGGGTTTTTGGGTCAAAGTCGTTGCGACGATTCACAACAGCACCGGAGGGGGCACCGCCATCACTCCAACCGATTTTGGTGCAGCAAACATTTTGTCTCAAATTCAGTTCACCGATTTGAACAACAATGTGCGCATCCAAACACCGGGTTGGCATTTGAACTTCGTCAACAGCATGAAGGGTCACATGCCGTATGCATCGGCAATCATCAATAGTGCCCGTGATGGTATCAACGTTTCGGGTGCGTATGGCGCCAACTGGACAGTCATCAACGAACCGTCCTCAATTGCCGATGGTGCAAACGGAACGGTCACCATGTGGTACTACGTTCCGTTGGCATATTCGGACGGTGATTATCGCGGTGCGATTTATGCCAACGTGGTCAACGCGACAATGCAATTGCAGTTGACCATTAACACCACTCCGGTTGTTGCCAGTGCGAACGACACCACCACGGCGGTATACAAGGCAACCGGCGCCGCCGGTTCGAATAGCAGCACCGTAATTACGGTGTATCAAGACTACTTGGATCAATTGCCCTTCGGTTCCAAGGGTCCGATTTTGCCGTTGCTGGATTTGTCCACAATTTACGAATTGAAGCAGACCGTATTTACTGCGATCACTCAGACCAACGATTTTCCCATGCAGTATTCCAACTTCCGGGATTTCGTGTCAACAATCGCAGTGTATTTCAACGGCACTTCTCGCGGCACCGGTTCCGATATCAACTATTGGGCGTTACAGTCTGCCAACTTCACAAACCTTTGGAAGTTGGAACCGTCCTTAGTTGCTCTCAGAACGCGGGCACTTTTAACAACCGATTATCCGAATGGTGTTTATTACTTCGGAAGTCGCGCTAAACCAATTGCCACCACTCAGTACGGCAACATGGAATTGGTTTTGAATGCCAGCACCGCCGGAAACGGTGCGTATGTCCTAGTTGGTTATGAGGACTTCGCATTGGTGAACACGATCACACAAGCCGGTTCGTTGCCATCTTCGTAGTAACGAGTTTCCCGCAAGTGCATTACTAAGCGGGCGGGCGGGGAAATCCTCCAGTCCCCGCCCGAATCAAACAAGGGGGAAAGGGGGTAAGTAAGTGGGCGTTGCTGATAGCATCAAAAATTGGTGGGCAAAACCATTCGACCCTAATATGTCTGCATGGGGTTGGTTGATGTTTCTACTACTCATCATTATCTTTGTTGGGTTGTGGAACACGGTTTTGATCGCACTAGCAAAGGACGTATAACATGAACGGTTATCATTGGGGCGGTATCATCGTGCTTCTTTTGATCGGGTATTTCATCGGTATTTATATGCCGGGTCCGGGTCAGATGGTGCGCGGAAAACTTGGTGTGTAGTTAGAACACATCGTATAGATTCACTCAGGAGAAAACGTATGTTCAAACGAATCGCAATTTTCGTGACGATAGTTTTCGCGCTATCGTTTGTTGCCTTTTCTGCACCTTCGGAAAACGTTAGCAACGCTTCGGATGCGTTGGTTTCGCCGGACGTTTCGTTAGCCACCACGGTTGACGTCGCGGTGCTAGCTTCGTTGCCGGTGCATTTTCCACACACATTGAATCACCCGGTACCTGTAAACTATCTCAATGACTGCACCGATGACCCTTCATCGTGTGACGGACATGCGGGAAGTGTGCCACCGTGCGATTCGTGCGCACCGGGTGATCCTATGTATTGTTGGTTTATGTGGACACCATTCGGTGATATCCTAATTTGCGCATAGGATAATTCGGTGGGTCAAACCGGAGTAATCTTTTTCGCGTTGTTGGTTGGATTCATTATTTACATCACCGTAAATAACCAACTTCCAGCGTATTTGTGGGTGTTAGGGATTAGCGGCACCAATCCCAACACACTAACCTAAAGGTCACCATATGCCGTTCGTCTTAATCGTCGCGGGTTCGGTTCTCTTAGTTGCGGGTGTGCGCGGCACACATCAAACCTTGTACACTCTCATACGGAGTGACTTTACCGGACCCGCAAATGTGATCTATTGGTTTATCGCCATCCTAATCATAGGCGCGGTTGGATACATCCCACGGTTGAAACCCGTTTCCGATGCGTTCTTAGTGCTTGTGATTCTTGTATTGTTTTTAAAACGTGGCAATCCGACTAGTGGGGGTTTCTTCCAGAAATTCTCACAAGCCATCAACACAACTCAAGATACAGCGGTGATTTCGGGCGGTCAATCAGTTAGCCTGAATTTTCCGCTATCTTCAACAACTCTTGATAACCTCGGTTTGGGCGCACCATCCGTTACTGTGAAAAGGCCAGCACTATGAAAAACAGCGTTGAAAGTATGATCACGGCGGGTGTAACCATTCTGATAGGGATTGTTGGTGTTGCCACAATTGCATTGCTCGTTTCGCCACGTGCCGATACAACAGGTTTGATCGGTTCGACAGCGGGCGGGTTTCGAGACGTGCTGTGTGCAGCACTTCGCCCGGTGGGAGGTTGTGGCGGGCCCGTTGCCGGAACCGTTCCTACCGTAGACTCTTCTGTTACCTTCCCAAGTGGAAGTACAACTTTTCCGACGGTTCCAACTCGTTAAAAAAGAGGGTTAAAAATGTCTGAGCAACTTATCACATCCATTGTTACGGTTACACTCGCAATCATCGGTGTTGCGATTCTCGCGGTGCTGGTGAGCAAGCAGAGTCAAACCGGTAACGTCATCAAAGCAGCATCAAGTGGTTTCGCGCAAGATTTGACCGCTGCTTTGTCGCCTGTTACCGGTGGCACCACGTTTGGCACCGGTTTTACCATGCCAACGTTGTCGTTCAGCTAAAAGGGGAACAAATGCAGTACACCCACCCGGCAACACGTCCACGTTCGCAAATCGTACCCGGACTTTATCACTACCATTCGGGTGATGTATTTCTTCCGGGTGCAGGAAACGCAGCATTTGAACCCGCGTTTCAGTTGCCCGTAATCCAGCTTATCGGATACGGCATCTATGCGGGCCCTGCACCCTCACCAATTCAAAGGGCACCACAGATTTATGTCAGTCATGCGGCAACCGTCGCGGGATTGGGTGGTGTGATTGCAGGTCAGTTCGTGACGCAACCTTTGAACGTTCCAGATACAAGCAATGGGAGTCAGTAGAAAATGGCAGATTTCAAAATCATCAAAGAACACCCATGGCTTACGGCGGGCACCGTTTTAATCGGTGGTTTCCTGTTGTATTTGCTCTTTCGTGGAAGGGGCAGCGCAAGTGCTGCCCCATCCGGCGGGGTTGTAACTACAACCGCGAGTGACCCAACGGCAACCGCTGCTAACGCTCAGTTGCAAGGATTGCAGATACAAGCCGGTGTACAATCTCAACAGATTGGTGCTAGCTTGCAAGCAATCGCACTGCAAACTGATGCTACATTAAAAGGTAAGGCAATCGACGCGGCAACTAACTTAGCGTCGATTTCCGCATCTCAAGATGTGGCATCACAACAAATCGCTGCTCAATTGCAACTCGGATTGGGTACGCAATCGTCAACCGTTCAACTTGCGCAGATACAAGCGCAAGCACAACAGAACGTCATTGACGCGATCACACAAGCGTACGGTGGAACGACGGGCGCAAAAACAGCAACCGGAACCGGCACGACATCCGGTACCGGGGTTGTCTCGCCCACCGTCATTAACAACAATCCCGGTATCATGGCGCCGCAGCAAGTAACCGGTGTCAATGGAACGGTGACCAATATTCCCACCGTAAACACGGTGACGAACACAAGCTATCTACCGCCGGGTGATGGATGGCTAATCGCGCACCCGGCAACTCCGCAATATTCAACTGACCCCGGATACGGTGCCGGTTGTTCTCCACTCGACACGGCATGTTTGGATAACAACACAACATTGGCGAACAATTTTCACTTAGCGGTTGCGGTTGCACAAGTTGACAACAACACCGCTCAGTGCATGTTGAACGCTCAGAACGGGCGCACGCCGGAAGAAGTTGCAAGTTTGCAGTCACAATGCACGCAAGCGCAGCAAGTGAACTATTCGAGGATTCCCACATGAGTAGCGAAAACGCGAAACGCTTAGGCATTGTCGCATCGTTGGTAACAATCATCGGTGCAATTTATTGGTGGTTGAAAGGTGGTGACCGCGCAGTG